TTCTGCTATATTTTTTACTAACCAATTTGGGGGTTGTATGTTTTTTAAAATTTGATTGACTTGTACTAACTCAAAACTAACTCTTTTTTTTACTACATTAGCTAGGCAATAATCTAAAAATTCATTTGAGTTTTTAAAAAAGTCATTGATCTTGGCATCGTATAAATCGTCTTTTTCTTTGAAGTTTCTCGGTGGTTTAACAACAATACATTCTTTGGTAATTGGCTCTAATAAATCTTTTAATTGTTGACCACATTTCAGACCTTGTTCGTCTTTGTCTGGAAAGATAATTACCTTGCGATTAGTCAAAGGAGTCCAATCGCAATTTTCTATATTGCCGACACCACCATGCCAACAAGCAACGTCACCTTCGGTAAATATGCTTTCAGCACCCAAACAAGCTTTTTCACCTTCATTAATAACAACATAACCTTCTGGATTTTTATTAGTACAGAAGATCGGTAGTTTGCCTTCGGGTCGTTTCATTACCCAATTGCCATTTTGCCGAGAGAAGGGTGCATATTTTTGTTTGATTTGATGGTCTGGTTTGAATCGCATGACACAAAAATCATCAGAATATCTAGTAAATATTTCTGCTTCAGCTTTTAGGGCAAACATATCTTTATCGGTGTAAGTCTTATAAGTTTTTTTTGGTTTATGTTTAGCTGTGACTTTGGGTTGCTCGTTTTTATAAGGTTCTAAGACTTCATTGACATCTAAACCTTCTCTTTGTATCAACCAAGTAAGACCACCACCATCGTTTGCTTCAAAATCAAAAAAAGCTGATTTTTCTAGGTCTAAAGTTAGTGAACCTTTGTTACCCCAACGATAACTTTTACCATCTTTTTTATTTGGTTCGCCAAGTAAGGCAACAGCTATCTCTGGGGTAATTTTTTCCCATTCGTAATCCATAGATGTATTACGTTAAAAAGGAATTTCATCATTCAATGATATAGAGTCAGAAGATGTAGTCTCTGTGAGTGTGTTAGGGGATTGACTAGAACTATCATCTTCTGACGTATGCCAAGTTGGAATAACAAAACTTTCTGGTCTTTGCTGCCAACCTGACAATTCAAATTTAGGTATAGATGTTGAACCCATACCGATATTAATGCTTTCAGAACCGACCCATTTAACAATGGGTAACTTGCCTTCGTTTTCTTTTAAACCTTGCCAAATTAAATTACCAATTTGTTGAAAACCAGTATATTCACCATAGCTGTTACGTTGCCATAAAGAAGGTGCATGAGTAATATTTTGATCGCCATTGATATATTTAGGTAATACCCAGACTGAAAAAGCTTTTTTATAATCTTCGTCTGGCTTGTCTACTTTGCTAAATAAATCTTTACCCCAAACATAAGAATAGCCATTGACTGTGTCGTACTTACCAAAACCCATCAGCATTGTCGCTGGGTCAATCATAAAATGCGATACGTCAATAGCTTCTTTGCCACGATAAAAAGTTTTTTCTTGAAAGTGATGTTTCATATATGGACTATCTTCTGAATCTACTACAAAAGGGTTATTTTCTGTCATTGCTTACTCCGATTTTTCTTTGATTAATTTATTAAATGTTGCTTTTAAAAAATCAATGTTTTCACTAAGGTAGGTTTCAAAATCAAGTTCAGCTTCCATTAAAAAACGTCTTTCACGACAATTTAAATAATAAATTTGTTTGCAAAAGTCTAAAAAGTTAATATCTTCAAGGTTAAAACTGCCATTGGAATTTTTTTTATCTAAGGTCATTCACTTCTTCTTTAAAAATTAAGTATTTGATTTTTGACTGTAAAAAAAACTTTGTCAAATATCGGTCTGGTACTTGTACAAATTAGTAAAAAGGTGTTTAATAGACAAATAAATAAATTTTTTGGAGAAAATTATGAAAAAAACACGAAATGAATTACATCATGCGATGTTATTAAATTTAGAAGCAGAAGGTAAAATTGATTATGGATTAGATTTAAACACTTTATCTCATGATGAGTTATTACGTTTAGCTAACATTGTAGTTGCTAAACTAAAAGAAAAACCAGAACACAAAAAAATTAAATAAGGAGAAAATTATGAAACCAATTACAGAACCTTATTACACAATTGGCACTGGTAATGGCAATGTTATGTATTGCTTACGCTTTGTTGAAAATGACTATAAATATAGTCAAGGACAGATTGTAGAATTTTTAGGTCTTAAAAGTAGTTATATTTGTAACCTATCTACTGATTTTCAATCAGCTATAAAAAAAGCACAAGCAAGACTTAACAATGCTCAATATAAATTTATCGTACCTGCTGAAAAAGAAACTGCAAAATGGGGTAGTGCTAATAATAGTTACTACGATTTTCAAAAAGCAGAAGCAAACAATTTAAGAAACCAAATTGCAGCAATGCAAGAAATAGCATACCAAGAAATCAAAGAACTATTTTTTGAAACTGTGCCAAATAGTTATATAGACGATAGCAACCAATTATTGCAAACATCAAAAAAAATATATTTTTCTGGAAAAGTTTTAGGCACAAAAGTTGTCGAAGGTGATTATGGTACATATCTCAAATGTTTATTTAAAGATAATCGTGGTTTCACACTATATGGTAATTATGGTTCAAGATTGCAAGATAGAACAGATGGAGAAGGCAATTTAGAATTTTTTGCTTATTGCAAACCAAGTGATGACGATAAGTATTTTGGTTTTTTTAACAATGCAACAAAAAGTAAGTAAGGAGTAAAATGAAATATAAAATTGAAGGCAGAACTAATAGAAAAATAGTTAATAAATATGGTGAATTAGTTGCAATTTATCGTCAGTTACCAAAACATATTGCATCTGAAATACACCTTAGTAGCGGTTTTATACATAATTCAAATCGAGAAGATTTTTTGCAGCACTTACATAGTTTGGTTGATAAAAAACTTTTAGCACACGATTTGGTAACTAATGTTTTTCTTGTCCACCCAAAAATAAGCGGTGGTGGTGCAGATATGAATAAACATCGTTACCCAGATAAATTAATAAAATTTTTAAACAAATAAGGAGAACTAACTATTTCTGGTATTTGTACAAAGAATTTATTTACTTGTACAACTACTAAAGGCATATTAAATAATTATTTTTGGAGAAATGTATGACAGAACGCATAAAAAGGACTGAATTGTCTGGCAATAAAAGGGTGGTTGCTTATGTACACAATGGTGACAAACCCAGACAAAAAGCCGATATTAATTATCTTAAAAAAAGCACCGATATAGAAATCATCAAACTCTATGAAGAAGCTGCTGACATTAAAGGCAGTGATCGACCACAATTATTAAAGGCGTTACGCTATTGTCAACGCAAGGGTGCAACCTTATTGCTGTTGCAAAATAATGGTATGTTAAATTCTTTTGCAGTATGCACCATTATTTTTGAACACTTAGCTGCATCAAAAATCAAGACGAGCATTTGGTCTTGGGATAGTTCGCAAAAATTAGATTTAGGTTTGACCGAAATTAGTGTCAAAACCTTATTGGTCTTAGCGATGCAGCATTCCAAACACATTTCGGAACGCACAAAACTAGCTTTAGCTAACGCAAGAGAACGTGGCGTAGTGTTGGGTGCAAAACCCAAAGTCTTAAAAAAAGCTACCGACTTAGCTAAATTGAGCAATCGTAAAAATGCCCAAGAATACTATGAATCGGTGTACCCAATTATCAATAAAATTCAACAAGCTGGGGGTGAGTCCTTGCGTGACATTGCCACTGCTTTGACTGAACGCAATGTATTGACTAGGCGTGGCAAAGCCAAATGGAACGCATCGCAAGTCAAAAATGTTTTAGACAACTATCAGGTGCAAAAATGACGATAGCAAATAAAATCAAAGCAACTGTCAGACCTTTGCAAAACGATACCAATAATAACGACCATCTAAACAATGCTGTCAGCTTAGTCATGCACGATTTACTGGTGTTAATTGATAGTCAACCATTTAAAACAGCTTACAATTTCGACCTGCGTTACTGGTCATTGCTCTATAACATTATCAAATTAGGTCGAGACAAATATTACATTACTTACAATGAAATACTGTCGTGCAGTGACTTTTTATCAAGTAGCAGTATTGATCGTTGGTTGAAAAATCAAGTAGCAGAAAACTATTTAGAAGTTAGCAAAGACCCAAAAGATCAACGTGTCAAACGCTACAATCTTGGCAATTCGGCTGCCATAAAACGCATTGTTAGCAATCAAGTAGAATTTTTAAAAATCTATTTAGCTCATGCCGAAAACCTCAGTGCGATTAGTTTGTATGCCAAGCAATTAATTAGCGAATACCAAACGATTTTGAAAGCTTTAGAAAATACTTCTCAAGGTGACGTACGATAATTTTGACGAGCAAAAATAAAATGGTTTATAACTATAGAAGAATTTTGGAGATTGGAGAACGTAATGAAGGATAATTACAACTACAAACAGTTAGGTACAAAATGTGTGCGTCTAACTTTACCACTCTGCAATGCAAAGGATTTGCAAAATGTTTATGAACACTTAGCAAATTTAGTCAATGAACTTGAACCAATTGCTAAAGCCAACACCAACCAAGCCATGAAAATATCTCATGCTCGGTACGTCATTCGCAGCACTCAGTACAAAATCAAAGACTTGCAAGGCAAGGTGTACGATGCAGTTTGAGACCAGAACATTTAAAAGTTGTACAACTGTACAACTGTTACTTGTAATTTTAACTTTTAACATAAGGAGATAAGTATGAAAGCTAACTACCAAGCAGTCAAAGAGCGTATACAAGCGAATCTAAGGGCAAAAGGAATCAACCCTAATGCTTCGTATAATATATATGACAGTAAATCATCTAAAACACCTAGACGATGTAAACCAACTAGAAATGCTAAAAGGTCAGAACCTTTTACATTAGCTAAAAAGTTTATACACCTGCATTTATATGGGGGTGGCAACCTAACTATTGCCAGACAAGATTTTCAATGTGCAGAAGATCGTGACGAAGGTTTTACTAATGTTTTTGTAAAAGAACGAGAAGAACCCTACGTTGTTAGAGAATCCCAAGATGAAGTCTATGACAGCTACTTTAGAACTGGGGAGTATCAAAATGTCTAATCTAGCAGTTGGTAAGATAACACCAGATAATCGTTTATCTTTTTCAATACTTGAAGCATCAATGAATGGCACTAAATATGCCAAACCAAACGATGTTTTAAATAATTGCATAGCTGCTAGTCAAGGCAAAGATATTTCTATTGCAACCAATGGTTTTATGGAAGTTGGCAATCATTTAGAAAAACCAGTTATGGAACTGTTAGCTAAAAGGTTGGGTTTGATTGATGTGCAATATGAAATTACTGAACCAGTAAGACATAAGCATTTAGAATTGAATGGCTCGTTAGATGGTTTGGGTGTCGCTAGTGATATTTTTGTCAGTCAAGACGAAGAAAAGGGTTTTTACTTGCCAGAACACGATGAAGGTGAAGGCATCAAGCTAAATGGCAATATAATTATTGAAATAAAAATTGCTACTGGCTTTGGTGAAACAGTTTTACCAGCTTGGCGTGGCGTAACTCAAGTTAAAGCTGCAATGGCTACTTGCGAATATGATTATGCTGTCATTGGTGTGCTTTATGGTTCTGATCTACGTTTGTTCTTTTATGAACGTGACTTAGATTGGGAAAAAAATGTCTTAGAACCCCATGTCAAAGATTTTACTCGCAGAATTATTGAAGGTGATTTATACCCACCTTTTGATAATCAAGAGTGTGCTGATATGTACCCAATTGATAATGGCAAAACAATTTGTTTGCCAGACTATGCTTTGGAACTTATCGAGTCCAGAGAACATTGCGATAAAACTATGAAAATATTGAAACAAACCAAAGATGAATGCGATAGGGCGTTAAAAGCTTTAATGCAAGAGTCTAGTCAGGGCAATATTGGTGACTATGTGGTGCAATGGAAAACTACGCATTACAAAGCTCAACCAGAAAAAACTAAAATTATAGAAGCTAAATCAGCTAGAACGACTAGAAATATTCTGGCTATTCGCAAAAGCAGTTAAACTTCTTCTAAACAAAGCAAGGCATTACGCTTTGCTCTGTTTGGCACTTGATTAGCGTATTTGCTATCTAAAATTTCTCTTGATGCAGTTTCATAATCAGCTTCATCAATTGCTTCTAATAGTAATTTGAAACCCAGTAACTTTTTAATGCCTAAGTTGTAGCACATATCACATAGCACTATTTTTATGTTCATTGGCTCAAACTTCCACATAGGTATATTTCGATCTAAGTCAAAAAACACAGTTTCTATATCGTTTTCTAACATAAAATCTGCTTCGGCTTGTTTGATGCCATTGCTATCTATATTTCTACCATAACCAATAGTCATATAACCTTCAGTGCATTGGTAAGCTAATAACGAGCAACCTTCTTCGCTTTTTATTTTTTTAATAAAATTATTTTTTAAAGTAGGCGTGACACCAATTTCATCACTATCTTCTTGAAAGACCATGCCTTGATTTTCTATATAGGCATCTAAATAATCTGGTTCGACTGCTGTTGTTTTTTTGTTTGCTTTTAAAAATTTAAACATGGGGTTTTTTATTTTTCATAATGCCAATGACACTTCTTACGCCAAAACTTGCACCAACAATGACTGATAGCGAATATTTGTACCAATCTGGCATTTGTTCTAATGCTGCAAAACCTTGCATAACAAAAGGCACTGTTGAAGGTATAAAAGCTAAAATTAAGGGAATAGAAAATAAAATAACTAAGTATTCGTCTTTCCAACTTTGACCAGCATTTCGTGCTTGTAAGGTCTCCCAATCAGCTATGCTTTTGCTTGATTGCACCATTACTTGTGCTTCAGCTTTGGCTTTAGCTTTGGTCTTTTCTACTTGTCCTTCTAAATAAGAACCACCTAAATCTGTTATTAATCTAATTAAATTAAACATCAGTCAAATAATTCTCTAGTTAATTCTGCTTCAAACAAAGGTCTAAATTGGTCTCTAGTTATCATGGCTAAATTAGCTCTTAGACGTTCTTTATTGTTTTCTTTATAAGCTAGGTCAAAAGTTTCTTCAGTATATAAAATCATTAAAAAAAAGATCGAACTACTAAAGAAGATAACAAGGTAATGACTACCCCAGCTATCCACCATAAACGCTGATTGTTTGACACAATCATTGCTTCTAGCCGATCAAATTTTTCATAGCATTGTTCCCATCGCAAACCACAAATTTCTTCATGGTTTGACAAGGCATTTGAGACTTGATTAATCGTTGTCCTCGATGTTTTTTTCTTCGCTGTCGGCATTTGTTGCACTTTTAGTTTCTAGCATTGTTTTTAATGCTTCGGTTTTAAGATTTACCAATTCTTTTTTATCAGTAAATTCTCTTGCTAAAGGTTCTAAAATTAACAAGCGTTGTTGATAAGAAACAATTTCTTCCATCAATGCTTGTTGTTCTTCTGACATATCGGCTTTGCGATATTCAATTTTTTCACCACTGTCTTTTTGCAAAGTTACAATTTGTTCTTGATCTTTCATAATTTATTCGTTGAAAAAGTTATGCAAATTTTCTTTAATTTTTGCGTAACCATAAGGATTGAATTTTTTTAAAACTAAGGCAAAGACAATGCCAAATAAAATTATACTAACTAAAATATCCATAAATTTAGCATAGTGTTCTTTTTTAATTTTTCTAGTTTTTTTATGTATTTAAAATCATACATATCAATCATCTGTAAATTATTCAGTTGGCTTAGTAGGAAATTCAACTGTGTTTGGAAATCCAGATTGCTGGGGTACATTAAGCAAATCAATTCGATACTGTGACCATTTAGTTTGTTTAGCTTCTGATAGTTCGTTCCATCGTAAAGAATTAGAAACTATAGGGTCTACTTCTAGTGCTAATTTATTATCACGTTCTAGTCTAATTCTTGCTGCTAGTTTTGCATCTAATTCTGCTTGTGAAGGTTCTTTATAAGCTTCATAGTCTGTACTAATAAGTTCAAGTAAAACGCTATTGTCTATAGTCATGTCTGTGTCATTAGGATTCAATGTGTAAGGAATCCAACCATAAGTAGGGTGATTAATTTCAACATAAAACATAGTATTCTCTGAGTTGAGTGATTGTGCGTTTTGTACTTCTGTTATTGTTACTTGTGACATAAATATTACCTATTTTTAATTATGATATTCTTACCCAAAGTGAAGTGCATAATGCACCTACAGCATTAACTGAACCACCTGCATATTCAGCAGTTTGACCCATTAAACGCCAAGTTCCAGATAAAGCTTCATTTGAATAACCAAATTGTCCTGAAAAATCTGTATATGCGTTAGCTGTTCTTAAACTACTTCCTGCTAAAGTAGCACCACCATCTCTGTCAGCTATACTTCCTGTTGAATTAGCAAAACAATAAGTACCAACAGCATCAAATGTTGTACTGACAGATGCAGATACATTAGTTAAGCTAGAGCCATCACCAGAAAATGAAGCTGCTGTTACTGAGCTGTTAAAGGTTGCTGCACCAGCAGCAGACATATCAAGGGTCAGAGCAGTTACAGCAGAACCCCCATCATTGCCTTTAAATATCATATCTTTATCTTGTACACCAGCTTCCATAACAAAATCACTAGAACTATTATTAAATTTGCCTATTTCAGTACCAGCATCTTTAAAAGATATTTCTCCACCATCAGAGTCAAGATTTATACCACCAGCAACATCAATAGTTAAATCACCACTTGATAAATCTATTTCTGTACCATCAATAGTGATGTTATCGACTATCACACCTGCGTTTGCTGTTACTGTGCCATTGAAACTAGCGTTACCAGCTTCGGACATATCGAGCGTAAGGGCAGTAACATCAGAGCCACCATCATTACCAACAAACTTTATATCTTTATCTGAAACACTTGATTGTAAAGTAAAATCTGAACTTGAATTTCTAATTTGTCCTATTGTTGTTCCACCATCATTGAATGTAATATCTCCACCATCAGCATCAAGAATAATATCTCCAGCAACATCTATAGTTAGATCGCCACTAGATAAATCTATCTCAGTGCCATCAATAGTAATGTTATCGACAACTACACCAGCATTAGCAGTCAAAGCACTAGAAGCTGACAAAGTAGTAAAAGCACCAGTTGAAGCTGAACTAGCACCAATAGCTGTGCCATCTATAGCACCACCATTTATATCAACTGTGTTTGACGTAGTAACAGACAAGGGTAAGGTTATCCAAGCATTATTAGCACTATTTCTTAATTTTAATAAATTGTTAGCAGTGTCAACCCATAACATATAGGCAAAAGTTGTTGAAGGTGCTGATGAATTTGAATTATTAGTGACAATTGCATCAAGACAGTTGTTTAAATCAGAACGAAAATTTGCACCACTTTGGTTTGCTATATCATAATCGTGGGTTGCCATATTTTAAAATCCTCTAGCTAAGTAATCAAAAGTTCTAGCAATTGCACTATTAGAACTATTAAAAAATGTTATTGCGAAACCACTTGTTGTCAAACTAGAGATCGTATAGTAATCACCAGAAACCATATTGTGTGCAGTTATAGATATTTGTGGAGTTGCCACAAAAGTTTCACCAAATGACACACTAAAAGCACTACTAGACGTAGTATTTTGTGCTGAATCAACTTTGCCATAGGCACTAGCACTAGCAGATAGTGCCGAAATATAAACTTGGTGTGTGACATCGCCACTGACAACATTCATTCTAAATTTAAAAGCACGACCATAATAATTACCTATTCTAAAATCTTGATAATCACTATAAGTTGGACTGCCACTTGGATCATCGTCAGTAGTAGCAATTTGCAAACTAATTTCAACGTCATCGTAAGTATTATTGTCAATAGAATCCCAAGTATCTATGTTGCCTGATCTTGCATCAAAAAATTCAGTAGTACTGTCAGTTGTAAAAGTTAGGGCAGTAGCTATGCGATAAGTACCAACTACACCAGTATCTAGTACATTGGCAAATTGATAACTACCAGTTAAATCAACACCACCAACTGCATCAATCAGTCCTAAAGTATCTACTTCACCTAAAGAATCCCATAGAGAGTCTGCTTCAAGTTTCAAAGTATTGTTGTCAACGACAATCATGTTAGTTTTAGTACCACTAAAAGTAGGACTTTCAGTTGTAGTTGTTTTAACTAAAGTTTGAAATTGATCTGGCGTAACAGTATTGACCACACTGGTTGCAGTTGCCGATTTAAAACCAGAACTGTCTACTGCTTTTATTAAATAAGTACCAACTAAAAGATCGACTTGCGTTGAATTAGAAATACCTGACACTGCTTCACCAATTTGTACTGAGTTTGACCAAACTGCACCAGACGTTAATGAACTATGTCTGATTTCAAAACTACCACCAATTTTTACGTCTAAGTCTGTGGTCGGTGTCCAAGACAAAGTTGCAGTATTACTATCAGCACGAAGATAAAAATTACTGACGTTAGAAGGTATTGCAGTAATACCATAAATTCTTTGTGTGTAAGAACTATATTCTGAAGCAACACCAGCAGTATTAACTGCTCTAATTCTAAATTCATACAAACTAGGTTCAATGTCATAAAACACAAAATTAGTACCAAGCGATGAACCAGCTCTGACAAAAGATGTATCAGTTGTTTTTTTATATTCAACCTCGTAGCGTTCTATATTTACGCCCAGTGCTTCCCAAGTAGGGTTACTACTGGTAACAAAATTTAAAATGGCTTTGGCTTTTACACCAGAACCTTGCGTAGTTGTAAATAATTCTTCGGTAACTGATGTGATAGCTGCATTATTTACTGCTGGTAGCTTTGTAGTATCTTCAACTGCAAAAACAGTAGTAGCAAAATCAGAATAAACACCAAGTCTATTTTTTGCCCTAACTGCAATTAAATATTGACCAGCTTCTAACTGATCGATAGTAAAAATTTCTGAATTTGATCTGCCAGTAAAATCAAAAGAAGTACGATTAGAGTCATGTATGCTATTTATTCTGTTCACACCTATTTCATAAGATTGTATGTAAGCATTGTTGGTTTGACTCCAAGTTACAGTTACACGATTAAATAAATTAGGATTAGTAAATATCAATTCTTCAGTAGGTGTTGCTAACACTGGTTTAACGACATCAGAAAAATTAGGTAGGGCAGTATTAGGTGAAGTATCTTGTGCAGTGATCGTGCCAAAATTATAGACATCATCATCATATTCTCTTGCAACAATTTTGACTTCATCATCGTTTTGTAATTCTAGTTTCATAATGCGAAACTTTTTACCAGCATTGTTATTTAAGCTGTCAAAACCTAACGCTGCTAAGGAGATATAACAAATGTCATTTACTTCTGCTCTTAATCCAACAATAGTTGTTGTAAAGCTAATGATTAAACTTTGTCGTGATTGTTTCATGTTCATGGTGGCAATCATGGCAGCACGTTCAAATTGGTCAGTGAATGGCAATTCAATAGATTTTTTTAAAGTTAAGTTATTATCTTGCGTTTTGAATGTTGAACTTTTAACAATGGCAAAATCACCTTGATAATTTTTTTCTGGATTTATAAAAGTTGCTTGTATTTCATTGGTTTTAAAATCTTTACCACCCAATGCTATATCATAAGATCCAATTATGTTGCTTTCATCAAAAGTTTGTACTGCTGTGCCAATACTATCAATTATTAATTTATATTTACCACCAGTAAAAACTAAACTGCCACGACAAGAAGTCAAAAGCTGCTCAATTATTTTTAGTGCAGTTTGATTGGTCTGTACTATGCCATTAGTAGTATATTTTTTTTGTGTTAAGTTACCGACTGTTACTAAAGTGTCACATTCTGTGGCAGCACTGATAAACGAAGTAGTGTCAATGTCGCTAGTTGCAATACCACGACCATAAATATTATTAGTCAAATAATCAAAAATGCACAATGCTGGATTAGTAGAAAAAAGCTTATTGGTGTTAGCACTGTTAGGGTGCGTTAATTTTTTACCCTTTACTTGAAAATTTATTTGGGGGATACCAGTTGAGCCAAAAACATCTGGGTCAAACAACAAACGTAAATAAACATAAGCTACGCCATTTAATTTATCGTTACTCGTCCATGCAGTTTCAGTAGTTAATCTACTAGGTGGTGTTTGCGAATCTTTACCTAAAAATTTTTGTAGCTCAACAAAAGGTTTATATTTAGGTAACAAGCCAGTATATAAAGTTGTTTGACCAAAAGTTAAAACTGATTCATCAATGTCTGGAAAATATGTACCTTCAATAGCTTCTTCATTAAAAAATACATTGTCTATCGCTTCTATTTCACCTTCGCAAATAGCAATGACCATGTGTAAATATTCATTGTTATCACCAGTGACTTCATAAAATATTGGTGTCCCACCAACTCGTCTTTCCCCATAAATAACTGGTAGGGGATTGGTATTGCCTTGCTGGTTTGATAATGCTTTTGCTGCTTGTGTACCTAGATTGTCTTGAAACTCTGGTATGTCCATACCCAAGACTTTGATACCAGTATATAAAGCAGCACCAACGACTAAAGCACCCACCACTGTTGCTGCTGTACCAGCAGCTAAACCAAAAGTTACAGCAGAACCTATTGCACCTAAACCAAAAGCAGAACCAGCAGCAAATGATGCAACTGCTGGTGGCATGGCAAATAACGCATTAGTAAAAACTAAAGTTATAGTTGTAAGTAAAATTTTATAAATTTGTTTTAGCATGGCAAACGATAAGCTTTATCAAAAATATTAAAATCAGGTATAGGCACAGCACTAACACCAACAACTTCATCAATTGAAATAAATTTAGTTCCCATTGATAGGTGACACATATCCCAACGTGGGTCAGTTTTGATTAAAATATCACCATGTCGAGCTTGTGTAGGATTGATTGCTGTCAAACCTAGTTCTAAACATTTTTCCGAAACTCGTTGTTGATATTTTTTTTGAAACTTCATAGCACCAAATTTAGTGTGATATTTTTTATAGGCAATCTTTAAAGTTTCTGTACCCAACATATAATCTAAGTATTCTAAAATTAAGGTATTGCAATCGTTACTACCCCATGCAAATTTTTCATTGAATTTAGGTTCAATAAATTTGTTGAACTTTGCTAAATCCATTAGCGTATTTCAGTTGGCATTGAAATCGTAGAGTTAGGACTGCCATATTTAGCACTGCTACTAGCTTTTAAATCTTGATGATAAATGCCATAGCCACCCCCAAATTCACTACTAGAAGCTGTTTCTGACACTGTGACAGTGTAAAAATCACTGCTAGTTGTAGCATCAACTACAGTATGTGTAGCGTTTAAAGTGTCAGCAGTAATACCACCTACTGTGACTAAGTTTTCAAAAGTAACACTATCGTTATTGCTCAAACCATGTGCTTTTTTATGCACTTTTATTGTTGCTGAACCTAAAGTTGTTTCTATTGGATTGGTTGGTACGATTGCAGTGTCAATTGTAGTAGCTAGACCACCACCTCTAGCTGTAGAAGTAGCGTTTGTAGTAACTGTAACTGTAAAACGATTGTCACTGGTTTGTGCAACTACTGTATGAGTTGCGTTCAATTCTGAAGCTGGTATGCCACCGACTGTTGTCGCATTAGCCATAACAAAAGTATCACCAACAACCAAACCATGATTGTATTTATCAATCGTTATGGTGTTACTGCCAGATGTAGTTTGTATGCAATCAGCAACAATTAAAATGCCTTTAGTAATTGCAACTGTCAGCGTATCTTTAGTAGCAACTGTAACTTTGTGTTTATCAGCTAAAATTGTATTTGTCATGCCACCTACTGAAGCAGTGTCAATATTAAAACTTACTAAATCACCAACCTTACAAAAATTGTCGGCATTGACTGTAATTAAATTAGAACCAGAAGTAGTTTCAATTAAAACTGGATTGACTAATTGATCGTCAACACTGATTTCAGAACCACCAAATTTGCCTGACTTAACTGAAGTTATTGAACTAGGTGCATTGATATCAAAACCAAAACCATCTGAATCAATAGCCACAATGCTTTGTTCTGCTGCACCTTCATCATAATTTAATTGTGCAGATGTTATCGTTTCACCATCGGAAAAAGTTGTTGTAGTAAAGCCATTAATTTTTACTAAATCACCAACACTAAAATTTGATGTTGCTCTATTGGCATAGCTTATATTGATTAAGACTGAACCAGCTTTAAAAGTCATAATTGGATTAGTTGGTGATAATTCAGTGAATATAGATTTTTCCGATGGTGAATTATTATTAACAATTGACGTAGCACCATTACCAGCACTATGCGAACCATAACCTTGTGCAGTTGCACCAGTAGTCAAACCCCAATTCAATTCTTTGACCGAAGCAGCAGCAAAACGAAAGCCAGTATCACCAGCAAAAAAACTTTGTTGCGATTCGTTATTAGTGTAACGACAATTTATTTTATTAAAATCAACAAATTGCGAAGCTACATTGACTGCTAAAGTTGCAGTGTTATTGCTTATATCTTCTTTAATTATAGGGTTATTGATACGACCAGAAAAAATCTGCACTGGACTAGAAACTAAAGCTTCAGAATCGTTTAAAAATGCTTGGTAAATTACAACTTTGCGATCTATATAGTTTTCGTTAAGTAACAAATTAGTATAAGTTTGATCGACACCACTTAACGAGATAGACAATTGATCGACTGTCAGTTCATTGGTTTCAACTATATTAGAAAAACTTAAAAAATGACCAACAGGGGTATAAGTGTTGCTATTGAAGCTAATAGGAATATAGCCATCAGTAAGATATTGTGTACCTGAATCAAGATATACTTCCAATAAATGAAAAGGTTTGTTTTGATCTTTAACAATCTCTGTTTGATACGCTGTAGAGCTTCCTCTGTCCATTGCATTTAAAATATTTCTACCAATTCAAAATTTAAAGCATAAAGATTGCTGGTATCGGTGTTGAAACTGGTTATGTCAGTAGTAAAACTACAAACAAAAGGCACAGAAGCAAACGTGATTGTTTCATCATTAGCAACACTGCTTTGCAAATTTGGTGCAAAAGTCAAAGTTCCTGCATTGTTGCCATCAGAATGTAAATCTGCTGTTGCCATATAAACTTTTGAATGACCAGAAAATTTAAAAAAATCACCAGCTCTAATAATGTAACTTTTAGAAGCTGTTAAACCATCAAGACTAGCTGTATTGACACCAACTGCTAAAGCACCATTGACTACTGGACTTTCAGATGTGTCACCTCGCGATACAGAAACAACTGGTGGGGTGAAAGTAAAAGTTTCAAACTGACCTTTTTGAGCAATCGCAAAAGCGTAAATGGGTGCAAACTCACTTCTAGTTAAAGGTGGAAAACTAACTTTGAGTGACCATCTTTGCCCACCACGACTACGCACCTGCCTTTTTAAATTTTGCGTAACCGAAACTAAATTAGGTTCTAAAGATTGTATCTCAACCGAATTTGGTGCTGGACTTATAGGAAATGTACCTGACATTAAGCAAACCCTCTACGACCATGTTTATTAAACTCACCTTGTATGATTGCCGAAATAGTAGGTGCATTTTCAGTAATGGCTTGTAACGTATCTTTAGAATCAAAACTTTGTATGTTGTAAGTAATGTGTACGTTTTGACCCATACCACCACTAGCAGTTGATAATTGATTGTTAGCAACTATTGTGCCAGTTTTATTTGGCACAAATAATTCTGCACCACGTTCACCAACAATATAAGGTTTGTTGCCAGTAACAGTACCACCTTTAGCAGCAAAACCTATATTGCCTAAGAAAGAAGTAAAGCCACCAGTTAACTTATCAATAATTAATTTTTGTATAGCTATTCTTAATAATTCTTTGATAACAAAATTAGCAAAATTTTTGAATTCAAACTTACCAGACATTAAGCCATCAACTAAAGTATCTTCAAATTTTTTCATTGAACTTACTATAGTGTCACCAATCATTGCACCAGTAGTTTTAAAACTATCTTGAAATTCTTTTATTGGAGTTTGTACTTGGGCAATAAATTCTCTGAACCTTTTTTCGGCTTCATTTAAAGTTTCAGGATTTGCAAGATCACTAGCAGCTTCTTTGGTTTTTAATAAAATATCTCTTAAATTTGTCAATTGTCTGACAGCATTAGTTATACCTTCACTTGGTTCAACTGGCATATCAAGAGAGTTGCGAAGTTCTAAAAATTCATTTTTTATTTCAGATAATCTAGTTGTATCTATCTCATCACTAAAAAGACTTTTTGCTAATAAAAACGCTCTCTCAACACCTAAAATAGCTATTTTTAAACCAGTGATTGTATTAAATAAAGGTTTAAAAGTTTCTTGGAAACCCATTCTAAATTGATCTATAGCTAATAAAGTTAGTGCTAAAGATTCAGTAAAAGTGACTACTAATTCTTTTCCGAAGTCTTGTATGTTTTTAGTTGCTAGAGCTTCTTCAAATTTATTAGCTAAATCATCTAAAACTGGTAAAAATGCTGTGGTTATTGAATCTCTTAAAGCTCTAAAAGAAAAACCTATTCTTGATACTCTGTCATTAAATTTTTCTACTTTTTTTATTGAATCCATTTCAATCGCTAGACCAAGCGATTTATTTCTATCAATAAATTTTTGTATTTCTTCAGAACCATTAACTAAAATAGCTGAAAGATTTTGACCAGCTCTACCGAATAATTGAGTTAGTATGCTATTTCTTCTAAAACTAGATTCTAAATTTTGTAAACCATCAGCAGTATCAAGTAAAACATCATCAAATTTTCTAGTGCTGCCATCAGCGTTAAGTATTTCTACATCTAATTCTTTAAAAATATCTTTGTATGTAGCTAAACCACCTTGTGCTTCACCAACTTGTTTTGAGAATTTTTGTATTGCTTTATTTGCTTGTTCAATACTAGAACCAGACTCTAAAGCACCTAATTGAAAAGCTTGTATTAAATCTGTTGTTGCACCAGTTTGGGTGGCTAGTTTTCCTATTACATCAAGGTAATCAAATGATTTTTTTGTAATTAAAGCTAAAGAACCACCAAGTGCAAGAACACCAGCAGTTAAGCCACCAAATACTTTTAAGGTTTTACCGACTGCATTTTTTACTGAATTTAGACCAGATTTTAACTTAGCAAAAACTTTTTTAGTTTTATCGACACCTTCAAAAACTATTTTTAATTTACCTAGATTGCCCATCTTCCATACGTTTATTTAATTCTTCAATATAACCAAGCCAACAAGTGAACTCGTCAACTGTCATGTCTTGCACTTGCAATATTGTTAAGCCGAGTCTGTCTGCAAGTGCAAATTGTGTAAATAAATCAGAATCAGCTTTTACTTTTCCTTTGCTTCTTCTGGTGTCAAGCTACCTAATATTTGCGAAGCTACGTCAGATAAAACACCAACATCGGCTTTATTCATCAAGGACTCTTTATCGCCTACGTTGAATATTTTTTCACCTTCTGCATTTAGTGCTTTAGTAATAATGGCGTAAACCATCACTTCTAAATCTGAACTGTTAGCCATCTTGTAAAGTCTTTTCGACTCTTGCAAAGTCAATGGTTTACAAAAAATTTCTAAGGGTTTATCTTCTGTTCCCCATTCTTTAACCTCGATTTTTCGTATCTCTTGGCTATCAAAATGAGCAACTACGTTATCTATTGCCCTAGTCATTAACTATAAGTGCCAATTGTCAATGCACCACTACCTTGAACTGAAAAAGTCATTTCAACAATGCCATCGTGACTTGCTGTAATACTTTTGTCGGTAATGATCGCAGTACCACTTAACTTATATGCACCACTTGCTGTACCTTCTGGTGCAAGATTCAATGTTATTGAAGAACCAACAGTCATAGCAACTTGACCATTTGTGTCAGTATCATCAAAGTAAACATCAATCGTGCCAGAATAATCAGTCAAAGTAGCTTCATAAGTTTTTGCTGAATCACCCATTGAAGTAGATTCTGCTGTATCTGCTGTTTGTGACAACGAATACGATCTTACTTCTGCAATTGCATTCGCACCATTTTGTACGACACCATTTTTACCAGTAAAAACTGCCATTTTTAAACCTCTGTTTTAGATTTAGTTTTTGTTACAGATTTCTTTTCAGAAACCCACCCATTTTGTTTTAAATGTTCAACGTCTGAATCAAAAACAACGATAGTTGTTAGTCCATCTGCTGAAAATAAAATATTTTTATCCATATTTAATACCCTTTTTATATAGCTGTATTAGGTGCGTTTTCACGACTTAGATACAAAATGCTATAGTTCATTATCAAAACTGCAAGGGGTTGGTCGCCTTCACCATTAAAATTTATTTCTACCGATTCTAAAAAAGAATCACGACTTAAACCTCCAAAAGTTACATCGCTAGACATAGCAACTTCAACTTCTGCATTTATCGTATCGGCTAGATCGTCAAAAGTTGTGACGTTTTTTGCATACGCTTCAACTGTTAAATTAAGTGTTCTTTGTAATGTTCTTGGTGCGTTCA